CACAGGGGCGGCAGGAAGCCCCACAACAGATGAAAGTAAAAAAGAGGTGGTAGGCAAGCGGAAACGTGACAAAGCCGCTGAGAGGGCGTTTAAACAGCCAGCAATCGACTATGTGGTGTGTGAGGCTTGTCAAAAATCAATGCCGTTGGTGACAGGATACTGGGTCATCAATGGATTAGGGGAGTTGTTGTGCTATGGAAACGAAAGTTGTTTCACTAAAAAAGCATATAGACATCAAGGAAGCGAGGCTGGTAGCACCTGACTACTATGCATCGCTAATCTTGTCGGGCTGGGGATTGTTTAGAATCCTAGAGCATCATGGCTTTGAGCCACTGAAACCCAAGCACGTTGTTTCACTGACAGATGCCAGTGCGTACACTACAGAGGCACACGTTATAGAGTGCCTTGCTCAGTATATTGCAAGCGGTGGAGAGTTAGTGACCTAACGCTTCTTTTTAGGCTTCTTGCCAGCTTTCTTCATGGCTATGGCTGTTGCCGCTTGCTTCTTCATCTTGGCAGACTTCATGCCGCCTTTTTTACCACCATAATGTCCCGGCATTACTTTTTCCTCTTCTTCTTTGACGCAATAATTTTCTTTTGCAGTGCTGCTGGCAGAGTTTTCTGCTTGGCTGTCAGCATACCACCGTTACCGTTTTTCATCATCTTTTTTTTCTTTGAATGTCCCGGCATCACTTCTTTCCTTTCTTTTTGGCTTTGTTACGCTTGGATATTGCTGCTGCCTTCTTCTTTGCATCAGCCTTGCTGCTTGCACCCCATGCCCGGAGAGACAAGAGTAACCGTGTCGGCTTACCATTTTTGTACTCTGACCCTTTCATGTTGCCCATGCGAGCCAAGAAACTAGCCCTTCTGGGGTTGTCACCCTTCTTGACAGGTGCTTTAAGATTCGATCCTGTGGTGCGTTTGAAGAAAGCCCTGCCAGCCTTGTTAAGCCCACCCTTGGGATTTTGAAATCGTTTAGCTACCATCTGCCAATGCTCTCATACGATCCACCAAACGTCTAGCCCTGTTGGGAACCTGAGTATACCACCGCGAGTCTACCATAGCGTCGGCGGCTAAATCCCATGACCTTGCGTCCACAGCGGCCTTCATGTCCTTAAACTTGGATAGTCTAGGTCTGCCCATGTTGAACATCATGTTAGCTATGATGTGTTGGCACTCTTCTGGCAGATCATCAAAGTCATCATACAGCACCCGGCACTCATCAAGAGTCACAGCCATGTCAAGAGAGAACAACTGTTTGACACGCTCTTGCTCAACGACAGTGCCAACAGCCTTGCCATGTTCTTCATCAGATTCAGTTATGAGATGACCGATACCGCACGTTGGCAAGCCAAGGTGATCTAAATACACCTCGTACTTGCAGCCTTCGTCTTCTGCTATCTCTTCGCGTAGCTTATCTTTGTTCATTTCTTCTTCTTTGTGGCGGTCTTCTTTTTCTTCTTGCTACCACCGCGTAGCAAATCCGAATCAGCTTTCCTTGCGCCACCCTTGCCCGACACAAAAGATTTTACTCTGCCCATAGCCCACTGATGTGCTGATACCTTTGGCCTTGAGCCTGATGAATAATATGCACCCAGCCCACGTTTGTAGACCTTATCAAGAGTTGCTTTGGAATACCGTGATGCGCCTGAGATGCTTGCATATCTAGACATTACATTACCTCTCGCAAGTCTATGCCAGCTTGCGCTGCTAATTTTTTGATTTCTTTTAAATTCTGTTCTTTCTTCAAGGCTCTTCTTTTTCTTTTAATTGAGTTAAGATATTTTCGCATTAAGTGATTAGCTTGGGGATTGGGATGAGTTTTTGCTAACTGAACTTGTTCAGCTATCGTTGGATATCTTCCCATACTAAATCGGTTTGTCATTACCCACGACTCCTTTGCTTGCTAATACGATCCATCATGGCTGGGGTCAACTTGCCCTGCCGATACAGCTTGGCAGTACGTTTGATCTCTGCCTCTCTTTTCTTTGGGTTCTTTGCGCCGCGCACATATTTCTTTGGCACACCGCCCTTAGTTTTAGGAACTTTTGCAAACTTACGCTTCCCCGGCATCACTTTCTCCTAAATTTATCAAGCCCTTTCAAACCCAATCCAGCCAAGATTGTGACATACAAAATGTTCTGATACCAATCCGGCAACTCACTAAGCCGCTCAAAGCCTGACTTCACAACATCTTCCATACCCGGAATAAATGATAAAATACAAGGAGTTAGCACAGCTATTGTGATTACTTCATCCTTCCAAGATCCCTTGGTGGACTCAGCCATAATCATTTCCCACTTGCTGTCATGCTGGGCAGCGGTCTTCATTATCTCTGATTTGGCTTTTTCTTTCTCGACTTTGCCCTCAAGAAAAGTCTGAGCTAGACTGCCAACAACGCCTAGTAACTGTATCATCGTGAAAGAACTCCCCTTGGCATAGGCTTGCAACTCCAACCTACAGCCTTATAGCCTCTCATGTGTATATGCACACGTTCTGCCAAAACAAAAGCATGATTCATACAAGCTTTTTCTGTATCATGCCATTTCTGTGCTTCAAGAAACGTACATTGCTCACGCTGCACAGCTGATGTCCCAATCAAACAAGCAATCACTATAGCCTGATACATCATTCTTTTGGTGTCCTTGCTTCTTTACCAAGGTAAATACCGTAGACGCCTGTCATCACCCCCATGATTACAGATACAAATGCAGACTGTTGCGTTGTTGGTTCTTCAAGATTCATAAACCATTCAGCGCAACGCCATGACATAGCAACAGATGCAAGCATTGTAAGCTTGGCTGTTAGATTAAATTGTATGTATCTTTTCCACCAATTTGTCATAGTACAATTTCTTCTGCACTGCTTTGAGCAATGGTTGCAAACAAGAATATAAACAATGCCACTGCTACCGCGATAATACAGGTGACGAGTATTGTTGTTTTAATCGTCTCTTCAATCTCCTTGGCCCTTCGCGCAGCCTCTCTACGGGCCGCTTTCTCCGCTTCTTTTTGTTCCCTAAGTTTCTGATTATGATGATTGACGATTTCATTCCATGTGTCTGGCCCAAACCTCAGATTAATTATAGTTTTGATTTCTTGCATTTGCTCCTGTAATTTTTTGGCTTCAAGAACTGCATCAATACTACTTTGAAACTTAATATCACCAACACCAGCTTGCTTATTACGTTCCTCATTAAGTTTTTTCTGACAGTCAAAGAGTGTGCCGATTTGTTGTGAAATATCAGCAACAGATTGTGCATCATTTATACGGGCCTTGATGAAAGCGATCGCATTTGATGCTGCTGTAACAGCGGCTATTGCTGTCGTTACTGGCTCCATCAGATTTCATCTGGCCAATCATCTATCGGTGCCTTGCCTGTTGGCTTACCATCACTATCAACAGGCAAATCATACAAAGCCATAAAAGCCGCATGATTAGCCGCACCATTTATTGATGCTTCAATTGCTTCACATTTTGTGCGAACCGCATCTCTATAGTTCTTAATATTTGTTGGTATAGCTTTAGACTTTTCTGTCTTACGAATGACATACCAATCGTATGGAGATAACAATGAATTTGCAATTTCTTTTGCCCTTCGTATAGCAACAGATTTTAATCCAAGTGTTACACGTTGATTCCCATCTTCATCTAATAAAGCATTTCCATCATCATCAACTTGCTTAACATCAGTAAGACTACGCTCGATCAATGTTCCATCAGCCTGTCTACCCCAATAAAATCTATCATCAAAAGCGGCTTCACTGGCTGGTGGATCCTCCCATTTTAGACCAAAAGCTTTCTTTTCCTCATCTGTCCAGCGCATCCACACGTTAGGATGTTTGATACCATTATCATCTACCCAAGCTTTACCAACACGGATGATGCGATCTTTATATCTCCAAGGCATTTCTATCTCCTATCGGGCGTTGGAATATTTAAATGGGGCTTCGGCAAAAGCTAAGTAAATATATGTTCCATTACTAGCATTAACATCGCCCCCTGTGCCTCTCAATTTAAATCCATTACTTAAAAAATCAGCTATTGAATTTACAGCTGTATCCTCATCATCAGTAGTATTTGGTCTTAAAAATGTGTTTGCCACGTTTGCTGTATCTCTTGCGCTATCTAACAAGAACCAACTTTGTGAGGCATCAGTGCGTTTCCAAAGCACCCATCTTGGCCTAAATCCTAAATAAACAAATGTCCCATCCGAATTACCATTACCAGTATATGAGCCAACCTTGCTGTATCCTTCAACGCTGTGGAAGCAGTAGGCTATATATGTGCCGCCACTTGCGTTTATGTTATTGCCGTTTGATGAGCCATCTTCTAATGAAAAAGTTGTACTGCCTAAGTTATCAATCCCACCACCTGAGAAAGTTGAATACGAAGCTTCTGCGCCATTAGAACTAAGCAAAAGAACCTTTCCAGACGATAGATTTTTGTCCAGATATTGCCAATGTGCGGTGTCATCTCTGCGTTTTACAATAACTGCCTCAACAGTTTCAGATAATCCGTGACCGACAGTTGCGCCATCAGTAGCATTTCCAGTGTATGACACGATGCTAAACCCCGCATCAGTATTAACCGATACGCTTGATGTAATGCTGCCATTGCTGTTGCTGACTGCTGTGCCGCCTGCCTTCCAAGACCAGCCAACATAAGTATGACCGCTTGCATTTGTGCCTTGATAGGGGGCATCCGCATTGGCTGTGTTAGAGCCAGCCCCTATAGTAAACCCAGTGCTGTCAAATGATGCTATGCCGCTATCGCTTGAATTAGTGCTTTCGGCACCAGTTGAGGTTGATGCCAATATGCCGACATTCCCTGTGCCGCCATTGTTTGATGTGCCACGCACACTGTCTGCAAGAACGTGGCTTTGAATAGTTGTGCCGCGTTTTTTTATCCAAATCCAATCTGTTGCGTGGCCTGTTGTAATACTTCTATTGTTTGTTGAATTGCCTGACCACAGCACCGTATTAAAGTAATCGTCAGCTTGTTCATTAATGCCGCTATTTGGCCCAATCGTTGGTTCTGGGAGGTTTTTAGAACAGAGAGCCAATGCACCTGTAGGAACAGAGTACGCAAAATCACCTATACCATTGCTATCAGAATTTCCTGAGCTTTTTTGTCCTTCAAATGTGCCATCTTGCCCAAAGTTAAAAGACATTCTGCCATTCTGGCTTGTTGTCCTATCAGAAAAAGCTGGCATAAAGTGTTTAGTCATATCTAAACCAGTGAAAGCCGCAGTACCACTATTCTGGATAGTGCCATTTTTATAAAAAAATATTTCTCCTGCATCAGAATCAACAAGAACCCCAATAACATTACCGTTTGTCCAACTATCGCCGTAAGAAGTTTGTCCACCATTATTAATTTTCTGACCATTGTTGCGATATGCATAACTATCAGCAGACGCTCCTAGTTGATCAGTGTTATCTAAATCTGCTGATGCTGCTATAATGCCTACTGTAACACCTACAGTATTTTCATGCAGTGCCTCCCAATACCATTTACCACTTGTTGGAAATGCAAATGTTGCCCTTGTTTTGCCACGAGGAGTGCTGCCTATAGTTTTAACATCAAGATTTCCATCACGGTATTCATTTTCATTGCTGCCTTGTTGCTCTTGATCTAAAGGATTCATCACAGGAAAATTATTTGTTGGAGCATCTGGGACAACATCATGTGCAGCAAGACTGCTACTATGAATAGAAAAATTATGGCCATTGCCAGATTGATCATCTCCAATATTTGTTTGTGCAGTTGTTCCCTCAGATGTTGTAGATGTCCCTGTCCCCTCAAATGTTAAATAAAAACCATTAGTCCCATAACTGCCACTGTAAGATTTTGGAACCCATATACCATTTTTGGTTTCTCCAAAGTCTGTAGGTTGCAAAGCAGTGCCATCAATAAAATTAATTTCGGCTAAGTAAAGATCAGAATAAACGCTTAAAACTCTACTAATGCCAAATTGAAAATCATCTCCTGCGAGATTTACCCTCTGATTTTGATCTTGGCTTGGATAAAGAGTATTTGTTGTAAATTGAATAAGAGTAATCTGTTCGCCGTTAACGTAAAGTTTTGCTCTATTGGTGTTTGTAGATTGCGTAGTATCAAGCACATAAACAATATGATACCAAGCACTTACGTCCCTAAAAACCTCAGTGGTATTTTGAACGTATCTATTACTTGATCCAACGCGAGACTGCACAATAATTGTATCATCAGAATGAAATCTAATTTCAAAACCATTGCTTGATAAACCAACGGTAAAAAAGCTTTGATTGATACCTAAACTCACCCGCTTTACCCAAAGACTTAATGTCCAAGTCTTTTGATTTCCTGTATCTGTTGGATTCCAATAAATTCTAGCGCTATCTTCACCATCAAAACGCAAAGATTGACCAATTTCATAACTATAAAAATTACTGGCGGATGAATACATCCATTGGCTTGAACCTACTGGCCCTGACATATCAACCCCCTATGCAAACGCCAGTTGTGGCGCACCTAATAGTATTCTGTTAGATGCAGCGACAACATAAGGAACGATGTCTGTAGCGCTTGCAGCTGTTGACAAGGTAATGCCAGAGCCGCCAGCGGTTTCATAATCAGTGCCAAGAGACAATGTTCTGCTGCCTGTGCCATCCTGTATCAACACAATAAACCCAGACTGACCAACTTTTTCTGTGCTTGGATTTGCTAAAGTGACATTACCTGTCAGTGTCAAAACAAAGTTTTGATTTGTGGCAAAATCAAGTGTAACGCTACCTGTGTTTGATGTGTCTGTATCAGTTTTGCCAATAACAGCTTTTTCAAACTCAATGTTTGTGCCGCCTATCTTAAGACGATCATCGCCGTTTTCGTCATATTCTATGTAACCGTCATTGCCTGTGCCAAAGAACAGCTTTTCATCGTCAGGGATTGTTTTGTTTGTAAGCTGCTGTGTAGCCACTGTGCTGACCAGTTCACCATCACCACCCGGTGGCAGTGTAAGAGTATTTGTCACGCTAGCAGAATGTGGTTGCGACTTTACTGTTTGACCGTGACTGTTTGATTCACAGTTAAATACTAAAGTGCCGGGATTGTCGTTGCCTTTTAGAACTGTTTTGCCAGAACCGTTTGGATTCAATTCGATATCAGCATTGGATGTGGTCACAATATCCTGACCATTCATATCAAGATCGCCACCTAGTTGCGGTGTTGTGTCCGCTGATAAATCAGCAAGACCGCCACCAGCAGGGCCAGTTGCGCCTGTTGCACCAGCCGGAATACCAAAAGCAATGGCAAGCGCACCACTGCTGGCAGTGTATGTAGCTGAAGCTGTGGGTGTGGCCCCGGCAGACAAAGCAGATGCTGAAGCAGTAACAGTGTCAACCTTGCCCTCAGTGACTGTCAAATCACCGCTGCTATCAAAACTCAGTGTCTTGTTTGCACGATCAGATGCGCCAACTGTAAATTCAGCAGTGGCAATCACATTTGTTTTCGACAGTTTGATTGCGCGACCAATCTCTTCTTCCAACTCCTGCACAATAAATGTCAGTTTATCTAACGCATCTTCATGTGTAGCCGCTGGGAATGGATCGTTAGCCACATAATCTGTTAGCTGTGTTCTAGCTGTTGTGCGTAGCAACACAACTGTCTCACCGTTTGCTGGTATGTTGCCAGAGGTAAACACAACATTGCCACCACTAGCACTTCCAACACCTGTTACAGTGTAGTGAGTTGTTTTAGTCTTAGTGGTTTCTGCGCCTGTTGAGTCAGTACGAATAATGACTGTAATATCATCATCATCAAAGATCTTGAAGTTATACGAAAACGTATCGTTAGATCCGTCACCGCTGGCGCTTCTTTTGGTTGTTGTGCTACTAACTGTCATATCAATCTCCAGTAGCTATGTAATCTAGCAGATTAAAAGGTATTTGCATATCTGCTTGGTGGAAAATAAAACTCTTGCTCCATGTCACGTTTCATACGCCGTTCCATTCTACGCAAGTAACCGGGGTTTGATCTTTCCATTAACCCATAAATAAACAGGTAGTCCAAAGCTGTTTTGGTGTAAAACAGATTATAACCCGGTGTGTTGCTTATAGCAAAACGTGTAGCATTTTTAGTGATTGCGTCTACATCTCCAGATAGCACATTGTTGTAAATTCTAGCTATGTCATCTATTGAGCCAAACGTAGGGCCAAGCAAGCTTTGTGATAATGTCTGACCATACTTGTTGTATTCGCCAAATAAAAAGTCTCCATATATACCCATGCCGCCGCCCTGCAACATAGCCTTGGTCAACAGTTCTGGGTTCAAAGCTGTTTCATCGCTGAACACCTCAAGCGGTTCTTTGCCCTTCAATATCTCTTTTAGTTGCACCGACAGGTAGCCCATCATGGTTGCGCCAACCATCATCTGCGCCAGCCCTACCATGCCACTAGATGAGAACTGTTGCTCATTTGGAGCCATGCCAGCCAACTGCTTTTTTGCATAGTATTGACCTGTCATGCCCTTTGATATGTAGGTAATTGGAAAGCCTTTAAGTTGCATCATGGCTCTAATGCCTTCGCCAAGTACTGTCCCTCTTTCTAAGCCTTGGTTCATTATGGCGCGTTCTTTAGCACCCGGCGTAGGAATAGCAGTGTCAGCCGCATCAGTAAGATATGTGGCTATCTTTGTTGACAAATCGTCACGGTACTTGTCAATCATGGCCTGTGTAGGCTGTTTTAACTTACGTTTTCTGGTTTCGTTTACCTTTGCCAACGCCGCTTGTGCTATGTCTGAGTCTGACAAAGCATCAAC